TTTTCATTACCAAATATTTGTCTTTGTGTTCTTTCTAAGTACCAACTATCAGCTTTCCAATCACCACGATCTCCTGCTTTTTTGATATTTTGCAACTTAAAACGCACTGCCTCGCTCTCTGCTTGGCGTACCAACAAAGCAAACTGATCGTCCCTATCTACCCACCTATTCAAGCTATCCAACGACACACCTGAACACTGAGCAGCTATTGTTCTTGGGTTGCCTTCTTTGAGTAATTCGAGGATAGCATCCTTCGTCTCTGGCGTATCCTTATCAAATCTCTGTACATGATTACGTTTCGTCATTAAGGTTGCACTACGTTTGGTTGCACTCTTGATCTCACCATTTGCAACCTTTGCATTGATCTTAGCTACCTCTACAGCTTTCTGTGAACGTAACCAACCAAACCTCTTGGCTCTCTTCTCTATTGCTTGTCTGCTTATCTCAAAGTCTTTCGCAATACAAAAAGCCTTCTCACCTGATCGTATTCTATTCTCTATCTCTAACCAGTTAACACCAGGCTTTAACTGTCCTCGCATTATTAATAACCTCATAAAAAAACAGCAACCTAGCGGAGAATGACGAATAATCTACTAGGCTGCCGAACTAAATTTAACTTATATCGAAAGGATTTAATATGAAAAATATATATCTATATTAATGTTAATGAATTATGTGTCTAATTCTGGCACTTTTGTCTAATAAAAAATCCATTCAGATTTGACGTATTTTATGCTGTAATCTCACCAAAGCTAGAGTGTGCTTGGCTTTCGCAGTATCTTTATTGAATGAAAAAAATGTACAAATTCTTCTCCAACTCATCTTTGAGCCTCTTAACCAGACAATTTTCCTGTCTTCTAAAGGCATATCCAACACCCATAACAGTGCTTCGTCACAGCGATCTATCATGTCATTTGACGGAATTATGTGTACTTTGGTTTCATTATAGCCATAAGCCAAGTTAGCATCATTCACATACTCTGGCCAGAAAGCCAACTTCTGTTTCTTTATTGGAGATGGAAAGCTGTTACAGACCATAACCATTTCTTCCAACCTGTCATATAATTCATCAAGCCCCATTACATCAGCCACTAAACCACCTTATCTGCTCTCTATGTATCTTGTTTGTTTTAATCATTGCTATAACCTGGTCAGTCTTATCGGTATCTCGGTTTATCTTATCCTGAAAGGCAGGCCCTGCTGTTAACACATCATCCACACTCATCTGGTAGGTTGTTGCAGTATAGACCTTTACAGGTTCGGTAAAGATATCAGCCTTCTTTATCATTGCTGTTAAATAGGGTAATACTCTGTCATATTCGGTAATGTTATCTGGCATTTTAAAGATAGTGTCTAAGACTATCCGTTCTTTTTCTGCAACATCTTTAACAGCCTTAAGAGTCTTTAAAAGCATCATTATAATTCCTCTAGCTTTCTTTTCTTCAATATCTAATTGCACAAGACGAGGAACTGCAATATCCCATATTGTGGGTTCTCGTTCATTAGTACTTTCTTTACTTTGTATATTCTCTTTACTTTGTTCCTTCTTTACTTTGTATGTGTTCCCAAAAACCACTTGCCGTTCAGCCACTTGTGGTAAAACCACGTGTGGTAAATGGGATAATGGTGAATCATAGACAAAATAAAGGGTTGTAGCAAATTTACCCTGCTCTCTTTTAGTATCTTTTGCCATATATCCAATCTGAATGAGATGTTTCATAATGTTGTAAACTTTTTTAATTCCCCACCCAAATCTGTTTGCAATATTCTGTGCATTGACCTTCCAATCAGCAGGCTTTGATAAAAGATAAACAAGTACTGCAAGACCATCACCAGACAACTTATCATCATTGATCAGCTTGTTAGGTAAGGTAGAATAGTTCTCCTGCAATGTAGATTTATTGATAAATGTCTCAGTCATCTTTATCCTTCGCATTAGAGATAACCAGACCACAGACCCAACACTTTCTTACTTCCTCATGTCTATCGTCTTTTAATTCAGCCAGGCATGAAGGACATTTATTATTATCAAGCCTAACCTGTATCTCATCTCTGTCTTTAGCCATTACTCACCAATCCAGTGCGAATTGTCTTTAGCCCAACCCATTTGCCTAAACAGAGAAAGCAATGTTTCCATTCTAACAATAACCACAGTGTCTTTCTGATCATCTCTGGCAAATAGGAAATCAGCGTTGTCCTGGTCTAATGCTTTGTAAATCCTACTCAGGCTTTTCTTGGAGCGTTTACATTCTCCGATATAACCAAGCACAGGGCCTAACTTGATATCACCACCATAATTACCCTTCATAGCACCAGATAAGGGTACTCTCTCAGCTAGTACGCCATGCTCTTTAAGCTGATTAACAATCTCTCTTTCGTATGATGCACCTTTGTTTCTTGAATGTTTACCGCCCATCAGACACCACACATTCCTTCACATTCATCAAGGAAGTTTAGCTGCCCTTTATCTTCTGCTGTTGATAAGTCAGCATCTTTTAAAGGAATTCTACCTTGATATATGTAATATTTTGAGTTTTTATCTTTATGTAAATGTCTAATTTTTTCATCAAAATTCACAGCAATTTTAAAATTATCAGGATCATTTAATTTCATGTTTCGCCATGAAGAGTTGTTATTAAGAGGACAAGCAATACAAGCTGATCTCTTTAGTTTTTTATGAGGAAAATACTCTTCAAACCATTTGTGGCAATCACGCCTTTTTAAACCCAATTCTAGTAAAGGCCATCTATTTTTTATGTATCCATATTGGCTGTCTTTTACTCTCTGCATCTCATCAGTAGAAATACCAATCCAGGTTTCACAGACTTTTTCTTTTGCTCTTTCACCTTTTTTTAAACCAAGTAACTCTCTTGTTTTTTTTCTTATAGGCTCAAGTTTATATTCTCTGGTGCATTGCCTTCTTCCTATAGATGATTCATTGCTAAAGAGAGGCATTGATATGTAAGACCCACCAGAAGTATTTTTATTAGCCAACGTATCTTCCTTGATATTTCCTGCTGTAACCACATGAACAGGGAAAGGTAAAACATGAGTAAGCCAATCTAAATGCTCATATATTTCTTTCGGTTCAAATTGTGTGTCAGCAAAGATTGCACAATCTGGCATCGGAGTTATTTCACCTTTAGCAGCCATTAATGCCATAACAGAAGATTGCACTCCTGCTCCTAGACTAATAACCCTCAGATTTGCATTAGGTATCTCTTTGCTAAAACTAACTGCCATTCTTATCCTCTTCATCACGAACAGGCTTTACTACAAACTCATAAAGGGTCTGATCATGTCTGAGGATGCCACCTTTTAAGTCATCAACATTTTCAGCAA